CCGGATGCAGGGTCTATTTCCTTACGAGGACATAGTCTGCGTCTCCAATGACGAACGACAGTTCGTCCTGGACCGTGTTGACTTCCGCGAACCCGCTCGTGAGCGACCTGTCAAGGTTACTCACGTTGCTAAAACGCTGAAGACCCCCCGAATCATCGCCATGGAGCCTACGTCCAATATGTACGTACAGCTCGGAATCATGGATATGATGAAGGAGGAATTTCGCGCGGATGAGAATGCGCGAAACCTGATCTGCTTCGACAGCCAGGAGCCTAACCAGCTCTTGGCCAGAAGTGCCTCCCGTGATGGGCGGCTCGCAACCTTAGATCTTAAGGAAGCGTCGGATCGTGTCTCCAATCAGCTAGTCCGTGAACTGTTTGCTAACCACCCCCATCTGGGGGAGGCAGTGCAAGTTGTTCGCAGTCGGACGGCTGATGTACCTTACCATGGCGTAATCCGCCTGGCAAAGTACGCGTCGATGGGTTCAGGGCTCACTTTCCCCTTGGAGTCGATGGTGTTTTGCACCCTCGTTTTCCTTGGGATTGAGAGAGCTCTCAAACGACCGCTGACCCAGAACGATGTTACTCGTCTGTATGGGTCAGTGCGTGTCTACGGGGACGATACTATCGTCCCTGTAGAATATGTGGAGAGCGTGATTCAAACACTGGAGGCCTTTGGGGCCCTGGTGAATCGGAACAAGTCTTTCTGGACTGGAAAGTTCAGAGAGTCATGCGGCGGCGACTACTATGACGGTTTCCCTGTCAACGTAGTCCGCCTTAAGCACGAACCGATTGAATCACGCCGAGATGGTTCGGAAGTATCCTCCTTCGTTGCGTTTAGAAACCACTTATATGAAATAGGTGGCTATGACCGTACCGTAGCGTGGTGCGACGCTCGCATTAAGCGAGTGTTGCGGACCTACCCTTATGTCAAAAAGGGCAGTCCTGCTCTCGGAAGGTGGCATCATTCTGGGCAATACACGACCCAGAAGATGCATGGCGATGAACAAAGGCCTTTGGTTAGGGCCTGGGTTACAAAGCCACGCGTGCCCGTCAACTCAATCGACGGTTATGCGGCTCTTCGAAAGACGTTGATCAGAAAGACCATCGTCCTTCCGCAGAAGCTTGCGGATGAGATTGATGCTTTTGATGAGAGACATCTTGAACTATCTGGACGTCCCCGGGTCGTCGACATCAAACTCGGGTGGACGTCGCCAGTTTAACACTGGCGACGGGCGCGGCGAAAGCCGCAGTGGAGAT